TACAGTGCTGGTACCAACAACCGCTGTTGAGTTGTTGGTAAGTTTAAGGGTTCCTGCAGACATAATTTCTCCTGATTACAGGCGTAAAAAAACCCGCCGTGCGGGTTAGTTGTAAGGTTTGTTTAATACATGCTTTCCAGTAACAGCACGTTCATGCCGGTTATCACATCTATCGGTACGGCGTATTTGTCAGTCCAGTATTGCGCCGTGCGCCCTTTGCCAGTGCGCACTGAATTTCCACTGCGAATAAGGCCCACATACTTCGCGTAACACCATCCGCTGCTTTTCGCCGACATTGCGCCGTAGCGCCCCAGCATTATGAAACGGTCACCAATATCCGCCCAGGCCTTCGACGGACGATAATAGGCATTGCTGTAGACAAAAGGACGGCGGGCCGTGCTGAATGTGCAGACACCTGCGGCGTTAATAAAGTTAAGCCCGCGGGCGGGCGTGGGTGCCACACCTGCAGCAAAAATTACGATATCGAGAGTCGCTGTTGCGTCATACCCCATATCCTCACTCTCGCCGGTAATAATGATCTGGTTCCCGTCATACTCCACAACGACCCCGTCTGCGCTCCATTTTGCAAAAACCATATAAGTGGCGCGGTTCCAGCCAGTGTCAGGTGGCGTCCATCTGCCTGATATGGCAACCCTGCCCCGCCATACGCACTGGCCAACCACACTGGCATCAGTTATTGCAGTAAAATCGGTGCTGTCGGATATCAGCAATCCCCTGTTTCCGCTCTGCGAGGCAGGCAGGATTTGCCACATCGTGCCGGTCCACAAAATGTCGCGAAACCCCGGTACATTCCACCAGGTGGATATCTGCATACTTCCGCCATTTTGTGCCGCAGACGTCAGACAACCGACGGCAGGGATTAAAGACGTTCCGTTGGGGTATATCACAGCGGTCTGGTGAGGTGCGTAGACCAGCGCCGATCCGGGTATATAACCGGGTGCGTTATAAACCGTGCCGTTACCGTTAACCACGCCACAGAAAGACGGGCAGCGCAGGCCAGCGGTGATTTGCATGGCCGGCCCGCCGTCCTTCAGGTCAATAAATAAACCACGCATCACCATTCTCCCAGGACGATACGCCCGCCATTGCTGAGATTTACCGTCACACCATTGCCGTTAATCACCACACCGTTTCCTGCGCCGGACATTGAAAACTGGCCTTCTGTTGCAATGATGGTTCCTTTGACGGTTACGCCGGCGAAGTAGGCATAACCGCTTTTATTGATGTGCCATCCACTATTCCCCGAGCCATCCCAGGTATTTGACTGAATATAGGCACCGATCTTCGCGTTAATAATGGTCCCGTCCTGGATAAAGCCGGAGCTGAGAAACACCTGGCCGTTAACGATGGCGAACGGCGAATACTGAACGCCGCCCTGACCCGACAGCATCACGAACTGATCGGCATTAATCGCAACGCGGGTTTTCACCCCGGAACCGTCCGCGATAACCGCGACTGACAGCCCGGCGTCGTAATAATTGCCGTTGTATTTAACACCCGTTCTCAGCGTGTAAACTGCATTGGCACTGGCAACATCAGCGTAGGCCGTGTACTTCTCATTGATGGCCGCTTCCTGCTGACCAAATTTCGCTGCCACCTGCGTCTGATACTGTGCGAACGCCTGATCCGCGCTGGCCTGTGCGTTCTGAATGGTGGTGATGCTGCTGTTAACACCCTTAAAATCCGCAGCCACGGTCAGCTTATATTCTGCAAAAGCCTCATCCGCTGACGCCTGGGCGGTTTTAACCTCGTTGATTTCAGCAGCACTTTCACCGAACTGAACGGCTACCAGCTCCTGGAATTGTGCAAACGCTTTCTCTGCATCGGCCTGGGTGATTTTTACCTGTGAAATCTCAGCGCGGGCCGCTCCCACCTGCTCATACTGGATCTGCGCCCCTTCCACCTGCGCCAGTGTTATTTGCATCTGGCCCGCCAGGCTGAAATCAATCTGCTCTGTCAGGCGCTTGCCGTCCTCCGACGTCAGCAGGTCTTTGGCAATATCCTCCAGGTAGTCTGACGCCTGGTCGTTAGCCATCCCCCGAATCCATTCCGTCCAGCCCGACTCGTTTCCGGTTTTGTCGACCAGCTGCGCGCGGTACCAGAAAATCTGCCCGGCACGTAACCCGAGCTGGGTGTATTCGGCCTGCGGGTATGGCACATCAGAAAGCAAAATCGGATCAGCATGGTCATCACGCGGCGTGTACTGAATTTCCGTTTTCAGCGTATCTTCCGTGTTAGCAGGAAATGCCCAGCTCAGCCGGATACCCCAGTTGATGCCAGTAGCCGTGAACGCGATCGGCTTCGGCGGGTTACCGACCTTGCCTGTCAGCGCTTTTTCCGGCGAGTATCCCCAGCCGCTGGATATCTCCGCCGCGTTGATGGCGCGGACGCGCACCAGGTAGCGCCCTGCATATATGCCCGGCACTTCAAACGACGTGGTCGAACTGCGCGGCACGTTCACCCAGTTCCCGTCGTTGCGGCGCCACTGCGCTTCATACGCGATCGCGTTCGGTGCGGGGTCCCAGCTGACGCGCATCGTCTCGATACTGATGGTCTGATTCACCACAGAGTAAGAGCCAATGGTGATGTTTTCCGGCGCAAACTGACTGCCCGGCGGGATCACGCTTACCGGACGCTGGTCAATGATGGCGCCGGTATCGATGCGGGCATACTTATCCGGATCGTGAAACGCGCCTGAGATGGTAAATGTGCCGTCGCTATTGTCGCTGACACTCACCACCCGGTACTGCTGGGCATACAGTTCGTCAGATTCCACTACCCATACGCTTTCCGCCTGCGGTATCTCTCCGTAAGCGATACTGACCGTAACGGCCTGGCCGTTAACTGCCTGGATTGTCCGCGCCTGTGACGCGCCGGACGGCAGGTTGAGAATAAGCCGATCGCCCGGCCGGGCATCCGGCACGCGGTCGAGGGTGATCACGCGCCCGTTTACCGAACTGATGCGCCCACCAGTGACTTTACCGGACAGCATTTCGTCAGCGACGGCGATGATATAGCCCGGCTGCGGGATATTGCCGTCCAGCCCGACAGAGAACGTGACGATGCGGTCTTTATTGTTGGTCAGAATGCCCCAGCGCCCCTTTCGGTTTGCCTCGCTCTGCCGGGTGCAGCCAATCGCGGTCATCTCAAGCTGGTTAAATCCGTAACGCGCAACCAGCGGTTGTTCAAACACCGGCTCCATGGCGTCGGCGTAGCCGTTAGCCGGGTCGGAATAAGAGACCAGCGCTGTGGTGTAACGGGTTTTGGTGGTGCTGCTTGAGTAAACGAATTCGCCGTTGACCACGTTGGCGCGGGTGTAGCTGTAATCAATATCGCGCGGCATGTCTGCCAGCGCCACAATCTGATTACCGCCCCAGTACGTCATGCCCCGGAAGATGGCGGCAAAATCGCGCAGCACGGTATAAGCCTCGTTGCGGTCCTGCACATAGACGTTACAGGTATAGCGTGGCTCCACGCCGTTCCCGCCCCGCCCGTCCGGTACCATCTGATCGCAGTACTGCGCCACCTGATACAGCGTCCATTTATCGATATTCGACGCCGTCAGCCGGTGGCCCAGACCAAAGCGATCGGCGACCACGATATCGTAAAAAATCCACGCCGGGTTATCTGTCCAGGCCCATTTAAACCCGCCCGTCCAGGTTCCGGTATAGGTGCGCGTCAGCGGGTCATAATTATCGGGGACACGGATAACGCGCATGGCCGGTTCGCATGAAATCTGCGGGATGCTGCCATTGAACTGACTGGAGTCGAACTCGATATACAGCAGCGCGGTGTTCGGATAGCGCAGCTTGGCGTCGATCACTTCCGTGTAACTCTGCAACGTCATGGTGTCGCCGATTCTGGCGCTGTTGGCATCCGGCGTCAGTTTTCGAAGCCGTAATGTCCAGGTGCTGGCGCCACGCGGCAGGTCGATACGGTGGCTGCGCTCATAACCTGAGGTGGTTTTACCGGTTACCGCCGTACTGATAACAGTCTGCCATGCTCCACCATTAGTCTGCAGATCGACCGCATAGGCAACTGAGTTACCCACCAGATCCCCGTTATCCAGCTGCTGGTAAAGTGATGGCCATTTGATACGCAGGCGAACGGCAGATAACTGCGTGTTGGTAAACGTGCGTGTCCAGGCAGTGGCACTGGATACCTCCGTACCGACACTGATTTCGTTTTCAGAGCCTGGCATGCCCTGAATATAGGGCTGAGCCTGATTACCCGGTCGGAAATCCCAGGCGACGCCGGAAAAGTTACGGGAGCCGTCCGGGTTTTCAATCGGGGTACCATCCAGAAAAATGTTGCGCCCTGTCAGCCCACCAGCAAACTCCCCCTCGCCCAGGGCGATAAGGATTTTTGCTTTTGCCACCGACTGGAGGTCGTCCGGCTGTTCTGTGGGCGTGCGCTGTTTCGAGCCGCCACCTTTGCGCCCTTTAACGAGTTTTGCCATGTTGTGCCCATAAAAAAACCGCCAGGCGGCGGTAACAGTGATGGAATAATCAGATAAGGGTTATTGCTGATCTTCGACGTAAATCCCGGCGGAAATAATCGCGCCACCAATGCGGCGTTTACCATAGCCAATAGGTACCGGATAACCCTGTGCGGCTGTATTTGTTACACCGCCAAACGCATACGATGCGCGGTTATCGGCGTCCTGTTTGCTGGCTAGCCCCGTTGGCTGAGGGGAAAGCATCTGGACAATACCGCCAGCCATCATCCCTACACCAGCAGCTACAAGCGCTGCACCACCATACGCATAGGTAATTGCACCCACCACAACAAGAACAGCACCAAGAATAGTTTGTAGTAATCCTGCTTTTTTACTGCCAATAATAACCGGAACAATACGAATAACTTCTTCAGTTACAGGAAAACCGAGGTCATCCTCCCCGATATTCTTTTTCCCACGAAATACTGCATATGTTAGCCCGCGTCGTTGACTGGAAATCATATATTGCTCAAATCCCTTAATCGTAGCAGCTAGCGCACGGGGGGCTTCATGAATAGTACTAATCAGGCGATAGTGTGTTTTGCCAAAGTATTTACCAAGCAAACCACCCAACTCAATTTGCGTCATAATTTCTTGCATAGTGTTACCTATAAAAAAGCCCCTTTATCGGGGCTATTTATGAAAACGATTATAGATTAATATTAACTAATGATTCTTGCGAACGTCTTATGATTTTAAACTTAACCGAATCCCCGGAATGATATTTCCCCATTGCCTCGGTCATATCTGCTTGGGTTCTAATACGATCATCACCAACTGAAGTGACAATATCACCAACAAGTAATCCAGACTTTGAGGCAGATGAACCTGACTGAATATCCGAAATAACAAGACCAGCCGAATATGATGGGTTCTCTACAACCTTACCATTTTTATCAGCCATTCCCATCATGGCACCAATTTTAATTGGCGAAAAATTATTAACAACCTCTCCAACATATTTGTTAAATTCTATAACTGACTGATATTGATCTGGGGTGCACCCGAACATATTTGCACAAGAAACTGTAATATTTATTGAATTCACACCATTGGGATGTGGATTTTTAGTTACTTGACATGACGTATTTGTACTATTCCCAATGGAATTGTACGTTTCAATATAGTCATTGCTATAGTTCTGTATTTTCATTCCGCAGTTTTGTGTAACCCATTGCCTTGCTGCTGCCCAAGCAGCGTCGCATTGCCTTTGTGATGAGCATGAAGGAATAGTTTGGTTTATTTCACCCTGTTGTTGATTCCTGACGGACTGTGACACACACCCAGATAATAAAAAACCCAGAACAAATACAAACGCCCTTTTCATTCTGATCTCCTTAATTATTAAGAAATCAGATATTAGCACAGGGACTTATGACGTAAAATCTTCATGGTGCGTTCAATCCAGTAACCGCCGTACGGCACCCGCTGACTGAGATGTCCGTACAGATGGTGAAGCAGCATATTGCCTTCGAGCAATACTCCGGCGTGGTTCCACTTATTCGACTGCACCTGCATAATCACAACATCGCCCGGTTGTGGCGCTCCGGTGAATTCCCGGAAACCGCACTCGTACCATTTATCCTGGTAAAAATTATCCGGGTACTGGTCCTCCCACCATGGGTAATCGACGCGATAATCCGTCAGCTCGATACCATGGGTCTGGCGATAATAGCTCATCACCAGACCCCAGCAGTCGTAGACGCCGAGAACGAACGGGCGTTCAAGCAGCGGAATTTCACCGCGTGGCATGATGGTGCGTAAATCGCCTTCCGGCCAGTTGACGATATGCCAGGGGAGCGCCGTCACATCACACTGCGCCTTGTCCGTTTCGCTCGGCTGGGTAGTGGCGTCGGGGTGGCTGTGCACGATGGCGGTGACCGCTCCCCAGTCCTCAGCAGCGGCATAGTCTTCCGGGCAAAGGACAAAGTTGTCCTCTGGTGTTGCGGCGAGGTTGCGGCACGGGAAATACTTCTCAACCCTGCTTTTCTGCACCACCACCCCGCAGCACTCGCGCGGATATTCTGATTCCGCGTGGGCCATGATGGCCGCAATGGTCTTTTTACGCATATCAACTCCGGATTAGCGATGTACCCGGGAAGCCGCCGAACGACAGCTCGTTACCTTCACCGAACCGCAGTTTGCAGGCGGTGAGTGTCCCGTTACATTCATCGCGGGACGGGTCGTCCACCGGGTTGTTGTTTTTGTCGAAATAGCGCGTCCCGGCGTAATCGCAGCCATCGCCGGTGCGATACTTATTGCGGATGCACCAGGTGCACAGGGAATGAAGCTGGCGCGTCGGGATCATCAGTCCCTGCAAATCCATTGGGCTGGATAACGCGAACTCCACCACCTCACTGGTTTCGGAGGTTTTCGCATCGATATACCAGACCTGCAGCTTTTCCTGCGTGGCGTCTGCCGTCGGGTTTCCACCGGCAAAGTTTCGCGCATCAAGGTACTGCGCCAGCGTGTCATGGATTGTCACTTTAGCCTGCAGCAGATCGTCATACGCCAGGCACAGCGCGGTGATCGAGCCGTCCAGGTTGGCAACCGATAATTTCGGCTGTGCGCTGCTGCCGCTGGTTGACGCTTCGATCCCTTCAATCTGGCACGGCCAGGCTTTATATTCCTGCCCCTGCCACCAGATACTTTTTGCAGGTAGTTTTGATTCATCGCCGCCAGCGGCCACGATCTCCGCTTCGGTATGGGGAACGTTGTTGCTGTGGAAACGCAGCACCTCTCCGGTACCGAACGCTGTGCCGTCGACAGAAAAAAGCCGGACTGCATTGCCCGGCTCAAGTTTCTGGTAATCACTGTTTAAGCTCATGGTTTATAAGCCTGCTCAAAGGTTGCGGAAAGATTAAACAGCCCGGCACCAAGCGGTGTCGGTGTGTAGGTATCACAGCGGTAGAGGCCGAGAGGCTCAAGTGGCGGACGCCACTGAAACGACTTTACGCCCTGATGCCGATCGAGAAAGGCTTTAATCGCCGCGATGTACGTTTCTGTCCCGGTAAACTGAAGATTCCACTTTTGCGATCGTGGATTAATCCCGTCACCGGATACCTGTTCGTATCCGTCACCAAACTTCGCAGTGCGGCGGCGGAACGTTACCTCCTGCTCAGCGTTGATGCGCGGGCACCAGCTAAACGTTTCTATAGCCATCAGCGGCCTCCTTTGGCCATATTCCAGACTGCACCGCCCGGCGAAATGTCCCGGCTAATCAGTTCGCGGTAGCGTCGATCGACATAATTACCCACCTCACGCCCGAACTGTTCATAGCCGCCAGTCGCCTGGCTTTGCGTGTTTCCGTTGCTATCTATATGGATATTGACCTGTGGCGCTCCGCCACCCGCCGGCGCGACGCCACCATTTCCCACAGCACGCACACCAAGCGAACCATCGGCGGCGCGGGTCAGCGGCATGATTGCCTCCGGCCCGGCCTCTCCCATCAGTCCAGCGCCTTTGGCGAACGCAAACAGCGTCGGAGAACTGACAACGGAATTACTGTACTGGCTGAGATCGGCGGAAGAGTAAACACCGCCTCTGGCGTTGAACTGAAGGGTGGAACCGTAAGACTGAAGCGCGGTACCGGAGCTGGCAGAGGACGCTGCGCCGCCAAACAATGAACCGACAGAGCTGGCCGCGTTTGCGATCATCATGTTCACCATCACCTGTTCGATGATTTTCAGAACGCTGATGCCCCAGTCTTTCCAGCTCGCTTTGTTGCCGTTGAGCATGTCGACGATGTTACTGCTGATTCCGGATAGCGCGCTCTGCATGGCGTCAGCCGCCAGCGTTGCATAGTTCGTGGAGTCATCCACCCAGTCGGCGAGCCCGTCCCGCGCGCCGGTTACCCAGTCAGCCTGCAGCGCATCAATTTGTTTGTAGTAATCCTCCTGGATTTCCAGCCTTTCAGCCTGGGCATCTTTCAAAGCCTGCGTTTCGCGGTCATAAACCGTCTGGCTGATATCACCGGCCTGATACTGCTTTTGCAGCTCCCGCTGCTGGTCAAGGTAGTCGCGCTCAATACCCAGCCGTTCACGGAGCCGTTCTCGCTGTCTGTTGCCAAGTCCGGCCCCCTGAATATCGACGCTCAGATCCGCTCGCGCATTATCGTTCTGCGCCTGCAGGCCAGCGACAAACGCTGCCACCTTCGCGTTTTCTTCATTGGCTTTTTTCAGCTGGTTCAGGCGGTCCACTTCCTGCGCCAGCTGCTGAAGCCGGACTTTTTGCGCGTCATTAATTCCGGTGAGTTTTCCCTCCGCCAGATCGAACTGAAGTTTCTGTTGCTCGGTCACCTCCGCCGTTTTTTTGCCGGTGGTGTCGATAAGGGCGATCTGGCGCAGGTAACCCAGCTCCATGGATTTGAACGCGCTTTCCAGCTTTTTGGCACTGGCATCAGGTGTCACCTTGCCATTGGACTCGCCCGGTGCAAGTGAGTAGTCACCCGTTCCGGTAACGGGCAATGTTGCTGAAGAAATGACAGGTGCCGCCCCGGCAATAGACTTCAGGCGCGTACGCTGCGCCAGCAATTCATTCAGCTCTTTCTGCTTCCCTTCCGTATCCATACCAATACGGTTAACACCCGCCAGGAAGCCTTTGTCGTTAAGGTCAGCCTCAAGATTTCTGATCCGCCGTTCAACTTCAAACAGCGAGGCATTAGCGGAGAGCTTTTGCCCGCCCTGGTAATTATCAATAAGGTTACCCAGCGCTGACGCCGCTTTGCCCAGCCAGCCAACAAGAGAAGCAATACCACCGACCATTTCCGCCAGGCCCTGAAGCACTTTGGGATCGGTGAATACTGCCCGCAGATCTCCCAGTCCGGCCTGAAGAGGCGAAAGGTCCACACGGGCAAGGCCAGTGGCAATTTCCAGTTTCAGTCCCTGCGCCTGTGTCTCCATGTCCTCAAAAAGGGAGTTTACCTTCACCAGGTCATCGATGGATTTCGGATCCGGCGCTACGCCATATTCCCGCGACAGCTTAAGAAACTGCTGAAGCTTCTGGCTGTTGTTATCAAAAAGCGGTAGCAATTTTGACAGGTCATTGCCCAGGCTTTCGAGGATGGTGATCTTCTCAGCGTTGGTACCCACTTTTTCCAGCGCACCGGCAATCGCCAGTAACTGTTTATCAGGCGTTTCCGTTGAAAGCTTCTTCGCAGAAAGACCCAGCGCATTCAGCGCATCAACGGCTTCACCCGACTGGTTAAGTACCGCATCACCAATTTTGTCGCCAATGTCCTTGAAAATATCCGCCATCTGCTCGCCTGACACGCCCGCTTTCTGCGAGGCGAACTGCCAGGCCAGCAGGTCCTGGGTGGACATGCGCAGGGATTTTGCGAGCCGGTCGCTTTCGGCGATCTGCTTTGAGGTGGTTTTTAACAGGTTGATACCCGCCACGCCTGCAGATACTGCCGCCGCTGCGGCGATGGTCGCCATTGACCCCAGCGCGGCACCGGCAAGCCGGACATCCTGCTGGACCCGGCGCCGCCAGCTTTCGGACTGACGCTCCGCGCGGTTAAGTCCTGCAGCAAAGCCACCGATATTGGCAATCAGGTCAATGGTCAGGGTTCCAAGCGATCTGGCTGCCATACCGTCTCCGTGAGTGTTTAAGACCAGGTCCGCATGGCCTCATCAAGCGTGACGGGGCCAGTGGTGGTCGGTGTTTTCGTAAAGTGCAGGGTGAAATCCGTGACGCTGAAAGGCGGCGTATCTTTGCCACGGTTCACGTTGGCAATGGTGCTGGAGACCAGCCCGGCGGCCCATTCCGTACGCAGCATCGGGTTAAGACTCCCGTAACGCTCACGGTATTTCACCCAGATCTGGAATTCCCGGAAACTCAGGACTTCCTGAGCCTGCGCGATGGTTTGCCCGCCGATACCGTTGAGGACGAGCTCGCACCAGAATTCATCGTCGGCGCTGAGTTCATCTTTCCCAGATCGTTAACCTCCTGGATAGCCACCAGCAGGGCAATGGTCAGCGCGCCATCCAGCGCGCCGCGCTCCGGGTCCGCCTCACCGGTAATATCCGCTGGCGTGAAGACAGGCTTGCCGTTCTCATCGCAGACGGATGCGGCGATCCGCCCCGCCACACCGTCCACGCGCCCGTTTGCCGCCATCACGTCCGTCATGGCCGAGTGGTAGCCCAGCGGGCGGATATAGACAGTGGCGCTGAATTCTTCTTCGCCCTGCCGCCAGGTAATTTCTTTTTCCACCGGGCGGCCGGTGAATGCCCCGGCCTCTTTCAGTGAATCGAGTGTCAGTTTCATTAATCGCTCGCTTTAGGTACCCAGACCGACGCGCCGGAACGCTGGATGGTGGCGGAAGTGGTCACCACCGTGTTGGCGGAGAAGTCGAAGGGGAAGTCAGAGACATAGCCACGAAAAACAAACCAGGTGCGGCTGTCCGGCAGCGTCAGCCCATCCACTGCGCCCGCTGCGCCCTGTGCGGCAGCCGTCGGTGATGCAGTGCCGTCAGACCAGCCCACGGCAAACGTCAGCTCTTCGTGGTCGTCAGAGTTTGCCAGGTTGTGCAGCATGATATGGCTGGCGTTTTCCGGGTCAGCATTCAGGCCCACCGTGGCCTGGCCGGGCGTGCGCAGGCCGACCTTATAGGTGCGGCTGTTCCGCTCGGAAAGACAGGTGTCTTCAATCTGATCCGCCGGGTTTCCGCCCGGTGAAAAACTGGTGATACATTCGATTTCACTTACCGCGCCCTGGGCGAGCACAAAAAACTGAGTGCCTTGCGTCAGTACAGACATGGGTTTCTCCGTGCATAAAAAAACCGGCACAGGGCCGGTATTGTGGGGTTATCGCTTCACTATCCAGTCGACATCGAAGGAGTAGCGGTAGCGCCTGGTTTCGGGGTCTCTTTCCTGTCCGCCCCAGCGCGTGATATGCGCGTGCGGTTCAATGGCATCCCGCAGCGCGGTGGCCACGGCAATCACTTCATCCGGGGTATCTGCCCAGGCATCAACCTGTAGCGCCCAGGTATCCGCATCCGGGCGCTGGCCGAGATAGTTCTCCGGCGCGCCGCTCACGTTCTGCCAGACGACATAGGGGTAGATGACGTTATCGTCCTGCTGCCCGAACGGGTAAAGCCGCACCGGCGAATCGCCAATCAGCGCCCGTACCGCCGGACTGGATGCACAGACGGAAAACAGAGGTGCAATCACGATCCGCCTCCGTTTCGCCGCGCACGCCGCAGCGCCCGGTCGATGCTTTTTTCATATTCGGTGGTGAACGTGGCGATCACCTCCTGCATGCGTGATGTTGCCGCTGCGCGTACCAGGGGCTTCGGCGACATTTTTTCGGTACCAAACTCCAGCAGACGCCAGTGCGGCGTGGGTGCATCCGCAGCGAGGCTGGGATTCTTTTTAAGCTTCGCGCCCTGCAGGATGCCTATTCTGAAGCCGGGGTTACCGGTCTGTTTAAACAGCCTGCCGTTCCAGCGCAGCGCCGCGTTATCCGCAATGCTTCGGGCCGTTTGCGGATCATCAAGGCGCAGGGCATTGGCCTTAATCTGGTTCACAATAACGTTACCGGCCTTGCGCAGCGCCGCGCGCCCGCCCTTTCGCTTGAGGTCGTAATTCACCTCGTTGAGCTTCTGCTTCAGCGACTCAATACCGGTGATCTGAACTTCAATACCGTCAGCCATCGTTTATCCCCCGTGAGCATGGCAGGGTCAGGTATTCCCGGCCGCTTTTGTCATCCTCCAGCACACCGGTGATGTCGTAGATCCGCCCGCGATGTACGATACGGTGTTTATCCGTGACATCATCACGCCAGCGGATGGTGATGCGCGTGGTGACTTCATTCTGCCCGGCCTGCGCCGCCACAAAGTCGCGCGCTGAAAGGTCGGTGACATTCGCCCACAGCTCAGCCACATCCGCCCAGCCGTTGACGATCGCGCCGGTGGTCGGGCTCTGCGTTTTAACAGGCTTCTGCAGTGTTACCCGCTTGTTCAGTTTTCCTGCCTGCATGGTTACCCCCGGGGCTTTCCGCTCAGATAGGTCTGCGGCATTACCCCGTCGTCACCCTCATCATCGACCATCGACTGGTAAATCACGGCGACCAGGGCTTCATTTGACTCCGCCAGGCGGTTTATCGCGGCGGTCTGTTCCATCTGCGCTTTCGCCTGTGCCTCCAGCGCTTTCAGCAGTTCGTTTACCTGTTGCTCGTTCATAGGCAATAGCCATCCATTTTTTCAGCCACTCGCGGCGGCGTTCGCAACCTGAGCAGGCCATCAGTGCCACCGCCGGTGTCGTATCAGCAGCGCTTCAACACCCAGGGGTGTTTCCGTAAGGCTTGAGGCAGCTGCTTCGCGGTTGGCGTACCAGTGACCAATAAGGAGGAGCATTGCCGCCCATATGCCGGAAGTAAAAAGAACCTCACGGGGAGGTTCTTCATCATCAGAAGCCGGTGTCAGCGATTCCACCAGTGCGCCGTCGCAAAACTTTTCGACATAATCGACAGCCGCAGCGGTATAGGCCGCAATAAGCGCATCTTCAGTGTTGCCATCAACCCTCAGGTGCGTCTTTATCAGTGTCATCTGTTCCGCGCTTATTTCCACCTTTACCTCCGGTTTTGGCTTTTGCAGGCTGCTCAGGATCGGAGGTTTTCGCCTTTTCGGGCTCAACCTCTTCTGCCAGTTGCAGTTTCACCAGCGCTTCGCCGATTTCTTTCTTCACCACGCGGGTTTCGCCCTGGGATACCGTCCCCAGGTGATAATGCGAGAACATACGGAGAGCTTTAATTTTCATGCGTTAAACGCGGCCATTGCTGACCGCGCCCTTCTGTTATGCGCCGGAGGAAACCGCAATGTCACCGGTGACGATGGCTGCGGGACGGTAGTGCGCCAGCGCCAGGCGCTCTTCGCACAGGATGGTCAGCATGTTTTTCACGAAGTTATCGCGATCCTGGTTGCTGATCTCAATGGTGGCATCCATGCGATCCCACACCTGAGACGCCAGGCCAAACGCGCCAACGGTGAATTTGCCTGCCGTCTGCGCCGTGGTCGACACCACCGGCAGACCCCAGAGCACTTTCGAAGCAAACGCCTGCGGGCCGCCAAGAATGTAGTTCCCGTTAGCGTCTTTCAGCAGCGCGATGCGGTGCCAGTCCGCCGGGTTCAGAATGATGCCGTCGGCTTCGAACTCACTCAGCGATACCTGATAGATGGCATGCGCCAGAACATCAGCACCGGTATCCCCGGTCGCGTTGAGTGCAGTTTCGTAGTCGTTCGCCACCACATTCAGCCCCTGCAGGTTATCGCCGGTGCCATCCCCGTTCAGCATCTGGTTCTCTTCCACCAGCGCCAGACCGTACATCATGCGGGAGTTGATGTAGGACTGCAGCGCCGGGGCATCATCCATGATCTGGCGCGATGCCTGGATCCAGTGAGCAATGGTTTTAACGTTCGCCGTTTCTTTGGTGAACGTGATGTTGCTCTCTGGTTTCAGGGTGCCTTCAGCAACCGGCGCGGCAGCGTTGGTGAACACATTCTCGCGAACATATTCCAGCGCGTTACTGGTGATGCGCCCCTGCGCCAGCAGGTCACGCACGGTCAGACGGCGCAGGCCCGGCATCAGGATGCCCGGTTGCTGCTGGGGCAGAACCAGTGCGCCGGCGGAGTTGGCGCCAGACCCGATCGCTTTATCAAAGCTGGTGACTTTCGCTTTGGTGCGGGAGCCGTCCCAGCCTTTCATCAGGTCTTCGGACACGCGCTCTGCGAAGGACTTCTGTGCAGTCTGCTCGGGTGAGTTGCCAGCCAGCTTCTGTTCAAGATCGAACAGCCGGGTGCCGGTGGTCTTCAGTTCGTCCTGGGCTTTTGCCAGGTCGGCCTGAAGCTGTTTGTTGATTTCGCCGTTCTGGTTGATGGATTTACGCTGTTCTTCGATGAGCTCCTTTACTTCTTTCTGGGAGTTCTCGATCGCTTTTTCCAGTACAGATAATTCAGACATGTGTTACTCCGTTAATGCGTCCGCAGGTTAGCGGCAAATGAGGTAATGCGCTGTGCCAGCGCGTCAATGTCGCCGCTGCCGAACTCGCTTCGGCCTGCGGACTTAACACGGGCGATAAACACCTGTGCTTCAGAGCGCGAAAGCCCGACTGAATCCCTCAGCCAGGCCTCTGCGTCACGAATGGTTTTAATGCCGTCGATACTCTTCATGGCGGTTACACCCGCCAGCTCGTTGGCCGGGAAAGTGCAGACACTGATTTCCCGCAGGTAAGAAATGTTTTTGAAGATGAGGCCGGACGAGCCGACGGTGTAATCATCGGGTCCGACGGAAAAACCCACCGACATGCCTTCGACGGTGCCGTGCTGCATGGCTGCCTTAAGGTCTTCAGCCAGGCTTAACCCGGGAGTGAGTTGCCCTCGGACGTAAAGCCCCTTTTCGTCTTCATGCATCGCATCCCATTTACCTACCGGGATAGCACGGGTCTGGTGATTAAAGAACATCGCCACTTTTCGGCTCTGGTTTGTCACCACACCTGCGAACGCGCCAGGCAAAATAATGTCGCCATCGGCGTCGGTGTTATTGAACACCGACGCATACCCCTCAAACGTGCCTTTGCTGCCATCGCCGGTAAACTTGATTTCGGTCTGGTCGAATGCCAGCGTCTTATGAATATCAGGCATTGAAGCCCCCATAAAAATTAAGCCCCTCCAGTGAGGGGCCTTGTGTTTGTTCCAAGATCGGTGATCGGTATGTTCTGCGACTGGCGTGTCGCAACGTCACCACCGGGTAGCGGCGGAAGGTTATCGAGCCTGCGTACTTCATTAACAGTGCGTATGCCAGTGTTAACCATGATTTGCATAAATGATGCCCGGCTTGTGGAGTCGCCCCGCAGCAGCCCGTCAAGGTTATGCTCAGCGTGAATAACGCCCTGCTCAGATTCTTTTACCAGCCAGCGTTCAATGCTGTACTCCCACCGGTCAAGGTAGGGCTTAAGGGTGTACTGAAGAAAACCGAGATTTTGCTGCTCAATGCCGCTGCCCCATGATGTGGTTTTCTCAACATCCCCCACCAGGTGCGGCGGTACGCCGTAAAAGCGCGCCAGTTCGGCGACCTGGAACTTTCGCGCAGCCAGAATTTCAGAGTCCTGAGGTGAAACACCGATAGCCTGAGTCGTAAAACCGCTCTCAAGGATCCACAGTCGTTTTTTAACCGGTCCGCCCGCAATCTCTTTGAAGTTTTCCTCGAGCTGCCCGCGCTGCTCTTTGGTCAGAACTTTGCCGTCGGTCATCAGTATCTGCGGGGATTTCGCGCCGTTCGCAAAGAATTCACGCTGGTTGTCTTCCATGGCAATGGCGACACCCGCTGACTTCGCGCTGAACGCCAGCGGGGAGAGTCCGGTCAGGCCGTTAAAACCAAATCCCTTAAGATGAAAGATTTCTTTCTGGGAAAAGTCAGCATATTCAGTATCGCGCCGGTAACGGTATATGATGTTTTTACCGTTATCGCTGAGCCGCACCTCCATGTTGGCGCTCATAAGCGGCACCATGCTTATCACGTCGCCTACACTGTTTCTCTCGACATGCGCATAAGCGTTGCCGTAGGCGCAAAGCTGCATGGTCATAGCTTCACGAAACTCAAGCGCGGTCATAAAGTTGTTGGGACGGAAGCGTAGCAGCTTTGCCAGGGGATGAGTGCCTGCTACTTTCTTTCGCTGATCGTCTCTGGTCTCGTAGACATCGAGGGGTAACGATGCAGTAACGGTTGAAATGAGCCTGATACAGGCCCACACCGTGCTGATTTGCATGTTGCGCTCATCAGTGACGACGGAATCACCAACCACACCGTGCGCAGAAGTACCTGCCATCTGAGAGCCCTTATCCGGCGTGACCAGCCGTCCGCCGGTCAGGATAGAGGCCATGCGCGCCCAGAATGGCGATCGTGTCCGCAGGTCAATGCTGTAATCGGTATCTGCCATTTTTACACGCTCAAAAAGTTGTAAATGAAATCGTTAACGTCGCCCGGATCCTCCACCTCATCACTGGTCTGCGCGCCGATGGACATCGCCAGCGCGACCATGCCATCGATACGCCCGCTGGATTTACCCTTCACAAACTTGCGGTTGCCGGCGGGGTCGGTGATTACCGTGGCGTTTTTGGCGCACATTTCGAGGATTGGGTGGTTGCCGTGCCTCAGCTGCGCGCCGAGCAGTCTGGCTTCCAGTTCCCTGAGCGCAGGCGACATGGATACAAAACCCTGGCCGAATTCCACGAACCTCTCGAGCTCCGACTCAGTGAAACCGGCGTCGATGAGATGCGGGCGAAGGAAGCGCATGTTGTAGCGGTCGAACGCCAGCACCCTGACGTTACAGATATCAAAAACACGCCGCAGCTCCCGGGCAATAAAGGCGTATTCAATGGCCTTACCTGGCGTCGTATTCAGCCAGCCCTGTTTCGCCCAGATGTCATAAGGCACGCGATCGTTACGCGCCTTGTCCGCTAGCCCTTCCTCAGGTAGCCAGAACTTACAGTGCACATCGCCCTGCGTTGTGTTGAGCACCAGCGCCGTCAGGTCCGATACGCTGGAAAGGTCCAGTCCGCCCCATACGGTAGCGCCCGCCAGTTCGCCGGGCTCTTCTTTGTTCATGTGCCAGACGGTCTGGCTTACGAACGGGCTTTTAGCCTCCACGCGACGGTTAAGCACCAGGTTCTCAAACTCTGCCTGGCGCGACGGGAGGCGCTTCGCGCTGGCGGCCATATCAAGCACTTCTTTCTGATTCATGAACACATCGAAAGCCGGGTTTGCCAGCCGGATGGCTTCAACAGAGAAAGGATCGATATCTTCCGGTGCGGTCTGCAGCCTGACTACTGTACGTGGGTCAGCACCGGTCAGCCCATCGTCAATCAAAAGACTCAGCAGATCGCTGGCATCGGGTGCCTGTGTACTGATAATCACAGAGATCGGGTTTTCCTGAGCCGCGGTTGCCGTTTCCAGTGCCTCATAAAGCGCATCGCGCGGCCCCCGTACCTGCCCCAGCTCATCGTGGGCGACAAATCGCGGCGAGAAACCGTAAGCCGTGGTGGCCTCAGCACTCAGTGCGCGGTAATACGACCCCAGCTCCGGGCAGTGGATTTCCTTCGCAGAATCCTTAATAGCCACATACTGCATCAGTACCGGATTCATCCGGCACATTTTTGAAGCCAGGTTAAACAGGATTGCAGCCTGATCGCGTGAACGTGCTGCTGAATAAAGCTGGGAGTTAGGTGCCGCTTCCGGCCCGACCAGGTAAAGCAGCATCAGCATGGCGGTTTCCACCGTCTTGGCATTCTTCCGCCCCCTGCTGATAATCGCGCGTCGGGTGCCATGCTTGTTGTCAAAAATGGCCCTGAAATCGTCCTTCATGAATGGGGCCATCTTCAGCCGCTGCCCAACGAACTTGCCTTCAGGGATCAGGATGTTCTGCTCACACCAACGGATGTTTCGTTCAGCCCGCGTAAGGGTCTTTTTAACCATCAGTTAATCAGCCTTAATCAATTTCCCAGGGCTTCTTCTCCCGCGCCAGGTTGTTATGTGCCCGTCCCACTGTTTTCGGGTCGGCGGTAGCCTGGCGGGTGATCCGCAGGCGGGTTGCCAGAGAAGACGCTGAACGTACCTCGCGTTCCCGCATCGTCAGTAACTTGTCGTAGCGCTTCAGGCCATCATCACGGGCCAGCCATTCAAGCTCAAACTCCTCGATCTGGGTGGTGAGCAGCCGTGCCTGCACCACATGACGGCAGTACATCTCCAGCATGTCGCGGTGCGTTTCGGTGAAAGAGCTGGCCGGGTTGTCGTTCACCAGCCTTACCCAGACATTGATCTCCGGGTCGCTGAGGTGCAGCGACGGCTGCAGCCTGCTTTCAGCCAGAGCCGGAAGCGAGACAGCCGACGTCGCGGCCAGAGATTTCCTGCCTCGCTGAGCCATCATTTTTCCTTTTTTTCTGGACGTTTTTAAAATGAAACGGGGGAGCGCGGTCTTTTAGATGCCGCAGCCAGAGTTTTACCCTCCCCCCTGCCAGTACCTGGATGATTTCAGTTACCAGATCACCCGGCCTTCGTTGTCGAATTCGGTCACCGTTCCACCCTTCTCCATGCGTTGCTTAACCGAGTCGTGACAGCGCTTGCACAGGGACTGAAGATTATCCGGATCATGAAACAATGCCTCGTCTCCCTTATGCGGGGTGACGTGGTCAACAACAGTTGCCGCAATCACCTGATTGCGTCTGAGGTGGAACTCACAGAGTGGTTGCTTCTGAAGCTGGTGATAGCGGAGCCGGTACCAGCGCTTGGTGTTATAGAGGTGGTGCCAGGGTGAATTAGAAGCCATAAAACTACTTCCGAAAATGCAGTAAACCGCCCGGCTTCAGTGCGTCCTGTATGGCATCGTTCACCACCAGCCTGACACTGGTCTCATTGATGCAGCTTGTTTCAGCATCTTGCGCCTGCCTGTCTTCAATGCACAGATTGTCAGGGAAGTATTCAGGGATGCCATGCACTTCAGCGCGTACACCATAGCGATCGTAAGTCGCAGAACCAGCAGCATGCTCCAGTCTGTAACCATCATCACTAATAATGACTCGCAGCTTATGCATAACATTCTTAAGCGGTAAGGGTTTCATGGTGGTTTCCTTTTAGATGTGAGCCTGTCGCACGGGGCAGTCGCCCGAGAGAAACGGTTTTCCCAGGCTCACGACTGAAAGACTCTCTTTGGTGCGCGTACGAGGCGCATAAAAAAGCCCCGCTAGTGCGAGGCTAAAAAATGCAACTATGACAAATAGTTGCCGCTTACGCTTGTTACTACAGCATTACTAACCATACTCAAACTTCCTTTAGCACAGGAAACAGGCACCACCGCTTGACCCTTTTCATTGAGAAAATAAAAAGTGCGAAATGCACATGCCATAGACAATTCCGGTTCGCCCTCTTGATGGGGGCGTTTTTTTGCTTTACAGAGCGCCAGCGTGAATACAGAACATCATCAGGTGAGTTCGTAAACGCGCCCTGGACTGGTCATTTCACGGCGTTGTAGTACGCCTGCCAGCGGTACTTGTCGAGTCGCAGCTGGCGCAGGCATTCTGCCGTTTCGATATCCGCCGGCAGGTCTTCATCGCTATTGGTACCGGCATTACTTGCCCTGCACGGTTCCTGCATCAAATCCGCTGATGGAGTTGGCAGCGTCGATGGCACGCTGACGCAGCCGCACAGACTCATCATCAAAATCACACCTGGTACGATCCGGAGACTGAACATATTTCACCACGTCGCGGGTTATGGTCCGGTAAATCACCTTCGCCTCGGCACTGGCCGCAGCGGCTTTCTTCTCTACCGGCTGGATGGCTTTCTCGGCCTTTTCTTTTTTGACTGCCGCCAAGGCGTTGATATGGTCGGCGTGCGCATTCCAGCCAGAACGCCATGCTGCTAATGCTGTGACCACCAGCATTATGAGAAAGACACCGACGATACAGGCTATCGCCTTAATACGCGTCATGACTTCGACTCCACAACAAAACCGCCCGCCTCCCTAAACTTTTTCAGAAGGTCTTCGACTTTATGTTCGTACTGACCGTACCCTGCCCCCGGCAGCGATGCCCAGATGTTGCTACAACGATCGATAGCCTGGCGGATATTGCCGCTGTCGATTAATTCCAGCGCGCGGCGCTCTTTAATCTGCTGGAGTGCTACGGCATCCTGGCTGGCCGGAGAGAAGTCTTTCAGACCAAGTTGCTTACGGTATGCATCCCAGTAGCGCGCCAGTAGTTGATAGCGCCCTGCCGCTGTGGATTTAATTCGCAGTCTCGGCAGGTCAATCATCTTGCGGGGGTGATCTGCGTAGTTGTTAAATAGCGTTCCGCCAACAATCACGTCATAACCGCGATTGCGCGTTGGCTGCCCAGGCTTATCCGTTCCCTCGGACCATGCCAGCATGTCGAGAAACGCTTTTCGCTGAGGGTTGATTGTCTGCATTACTCAGGCCTCAGTACGTGGAAAATTCGCGCGACGTTGCCCCGGGCGCGGAACACGGCAGCGCAGATGATTAAGTTGATGGCGACCGTTGCCCAGTGCGCATGCAGGTAGGAGTCAAAGAGGTACCGGAACGGCACGGATGCATACGCCAGTATAATCAGGTAGGCCAGCCATGAGGCCCACGGGTTATGTCGCCCGCCAGGCTTACGGAACATCATCAGGCGCAGAACAATGGCGGCACAGGCCACCACGTTCGTCAGCACCAGCGGATCGTTAGTTACCATTGGTTCCCCCTCTCCAGCGTGCCAGCAGCTTTAGCGGGTCCTGTTCACTGAAAAATGTCAGTGTCTTGATTGCCACGGCAGACAGCATTACCGCGCCGAGCGCATCAAGCGGTTTATCGGCATAGCCGGTTATGCTCGCCAGCCACGAACCCACCAGCCCGGAGCCATAGACGCCAGCAAAATACGACACAACGAAATACGCGGAACGGCGGAAAATCGTCAGGTCGGCGGCGGTGGCCACGTAGAACACGGCCCCGGCAAACGCGCCGAACACCACGCCGTAATCAGTGCCGGTAAGCAGTCCATAAATACTCGCGCCGGTCAGCGCACTGCCGGCAGCCGCGGTACCGGAAAAAGGTTCGGACATTACGCCCCCTCGCTATTGATGAGTCCTCTCGAATGAGGGGAAATAAAAAAGGCCCACCGAAGTGAGCCTCAACTGAGAATGATTTTGAGATGTTAATGCAGCATATCGCGTTTAATAACCTCTTCCGGAAGAGGTGTTGCCGCAAGGTTGGGAAGATCTGCCTGGGCAAACTCAAGCTGAATAAAACGTAATTCTGACATACGCACTTCAGCTCCATTCGGGTACCTTGCGAACCTGGTACCCTCAGAGTCTGTTACGTCAGAGACAAGAACTGGATAAAGTTTTTCCGATCCGGATGGCTGGGTGTGCTTTATAAGCATCGGGATCGGATAAAAAGAACGTGGGGGGCGCATAGTTTTTTCTGCAAAGGTTTGAGGAATAAAAAACCCGCCTTCAGGGCAGGTTAATTTTTAAACTGGGCCGCCATCAAGGGCTCGAACCCCGCCCCTACTGTAAATAAAGCAATACTCTGGCCACGCTGAGCTAATGGCGGATTCTACACGCTTAAACTGCGAACACATTTCCAGCCGAAGGGCCTTTCGGACCATCTTCAACAGTGAACTCGACTTTCTGACCTTCATTCAGTGATTTGAAACCACCGCCCTGGATAGCAGAGAAGTGAACAAAAACGTCTTTACTGCCATTATCAGGGGTGATAAAGCCGAATCCTTTTGACCCATTAAACCATTTTACCAAACCAGTCATTTTGTTAGACATAGATATTACCTCAATATAAACAGAGCCTTCCGGCGTAATGGTTTCCGCCACAGAATTTAATTAATAACGATAAGGAGGCTCAATTTGGAGGGTTATCTATGGATAACTCTTTAGATGAGGACTGCTTTACTAAACCGCTTTATTGGGTCTGTGTACCAAACCGACAACCCATTAGTCACACACATACCCTTTGATAGCAACTCTTATTTTATTATTTAATCAGAGGTATACGAAGCCGTAAAAAAACCCGTCAAAGGCGGGCTTTCGGAGCAAATCATTTCAGACGCAACACTCCATGATTAAAAGCATACAGGACAAGTTCGGACAAAATCAAGCCCTGTGTATCGAAATAGCTAAATATTGTCTTTATCATCATGAAAACCGGTAGCTTCCTGAAACGCCCTGTCCGCCTGTCTTTCACCTTTCTGGCAGATATCCACCAGCATCTCGTAAAAAGGCTTCCAGTTTCGGGTCCAAGTCCTGACGTGCAGATCGGGCACTTGTTTAATGATCGCTTTATACGCTGCTGTAGACGGTACCGACGAATATCCGTTGCCTCCGCAACGTTCACACGTCTTGTACACCGGCGCGCCATGTTCCTGGGTAGCTTTGCGATCGAGCACTTCGCCCTTCCCCCCGCACCGACAGCGGGCGCTGATTACTCCCTTCCCTTCACATGCATCACAAATGGCTGGCACTATTTCAGTTATCTCTGTCCATTTCTCCCAGTCCGACGGACGAACGGCGCGGGAGCGATTTGCCCAGTATGGCGCTTTTCCCCACGGGTAAGATACCTTGCGTGTGGTCTGGGTCCGGGTGGCGCGTCCGGTACCGTTGCAGGTGATGCAGGTGCAGCTGGTAGCCGCAGAACGCGAATACTCCGCGAACGCATATTGCGCCAGCAACAGCATGCAGGTACCAAATTGATCACCGGCTGCTTTGCGGACGTTTTTCGGGGCAACATCCATCGCGTGACGCGCCAGCGCCTGAACTGCCAGCTGTGCGTCTGTTTTACTGATCCCGGCTTTCCCGAAGAATGCCGCAAGCCCGAACCGCGCCCGGCTGCTGGTGGTACCGATAGCCGCCATTACGTCAGTACCAGTGATCCGCTCGGGTGAGGTTCCTTTCACGCTGTCGTTGATATGCATTCCCTGAGGTGAAAAGTGCTTCAGTGCTGCTTCAAGTTTCATTGCTCACACTCCCCAACCAGATTAATAATCACCGCGGCACCGTCATCTTCCATGTATTCGCCCTTCCCGCTTTCCAGGAACCAGTGACACACTTCTACGGCTTCAGCGCGCGTTACCGGCGGGATGGTTGCCAGCAATTTGTCCAGATAAAACTCGCGGTCATATACAGATCGATGATGCTCGGAATAACCAAACTCATAGCCAAGCTCTTTGCCTGCGGTGTTGCGTGCCTGGTAAAGCCAGTCCCAGTAAACAAACTCACGAACAACATCTGACAGGGTGTGAGGATCTGGCAGCGCGTCACGGTAGCCATCAACAAACGCGCGGCGCTGATCATCAATTTCAGTCATACGTCCACCGCCAATATGCCCGGACTCCAGTTCTGCGGCGGTCCAGCCCCAGTCGTAATTATCAATAAATTTCGGTGAGGACTTAATCACAAGCTCAGCTTCAACATCATCGAATGCTGTTTCGTAGCTGCCGAACTGCGCTCTGACTGCTGCCGCTTTTTTGATGTTCTCCCGCGCAGCCTCAATCGCCCGCGCCGGGTTATCCATGCCGATGGTACCGAATGCAACCTGGAACGGATCGGCACCATTCGCCAGCAGGTAACTTGAGTAACGTTTCTCAGCATCTTTAGGGGAGATTTTGATTTTCTCCAGCGCGGCTTCGGCAGCATCAAGATGTTCAGGCTCATTCAGGCGAATTACTTCCAGTACCCAAAGATAAGCGTCAGTCTGCTTATGTCCGGTGATTTTTCGTTGTTCAGGCAGCGGCTTGATGTTTGCGAGGATGGTGCAGTGCGCTGCCGTCGGAATAGTGAAAAGTGCTTTATGTTCGGTGTTATCTGTGCGCATTATGCAGCCACCTTTTTCAAAAATGTCATCTCGCGAACCTGATCGCCGTTGACCAGCAGATCGTTAAAATCCCCGTTGTCGCACCAGCGCACACTAACTTTTTCAATGTCATTTTTTGCCAGCAAGTTAGCGTGGGCACACTCGAACGCCGCCGCATGGCCCGTTGCTGAATGAGGGTCCATGTCGGCAAAAATGATGAGATGCCGGACGCCAGATGGTGCGCGAAACTTCTTCATAAACCCGCTGTTCAGCGTTGCCCAGGTATTGCAGCCGTATAGCTGTACCCCGGATAAAGCCGTTTCAATACCTTCCGCAATACCCAGTGTGGACGCGACGGGAAACATCCTCACCGCAACCGACTGGGCATGATCCAGATAGGACTCCTCCTGTAACGAGTAAAGGCGTTTCTGCCCGTCGCCCATCGGTGCCTTTTTATCGCCGTCAAGATAGGTCCGGTGCAGATAACACAGCTCACCCCGGTTATCTGTCGCCAGCGAATACAACGACTGATATACGTGGCCCTGATAGCGTTCCTTCGGACAAAACCGCACCGCTTCAGCAGGTAGCTTTGTGATCCCCCGGTTCAGGAGATATTGAGCCGCGCTTGTGCCGCGAGGACCTTCCAGCTTTGAAAATTTGCTCACCACCCGCTGTCGCAGGCTGGTGGCTGTGGTGTTGATCGGTGTTGCGCGATGCCGGTAGTCATTACCAAGCAGGGCGTCGATTTCCCGGCAGACTTCAGCGAATGATTTCCCCTGGGTCTGAACTACAAGACTGATCCCGTTGCCGCTGCCACATTTGCAAATCCACGTACCGTTTCCGTCCTGATCATCAATGCGGAAACTTCCCCGCGTGGCGCAAAGCGGACACTCACCCTTGAAGTGCCGCCCTCCGGTAACAGGCGGGAGTCCGTAATGTTCAAAAATTTCCGGCCATCGGCCTTTTGCTGCTTCAGTGGTTTTCAAGTTCTCTCTCCCGCATGATTACGAAGTTGTTCAAACTGCTTTTTAGCGCTGATGATCCTGCTGGTCGGACAGCCCTCAGGAATGGTTGTCAATTGCTGAGGCTGCCCCTCAGTTCGGTTGTGAACGACGGGCGTCTGTTGTAACTGCCGTTTCTCCTGTCCTTTTGCCCAGGCGATTTGTTTATGCCGGATGTAATTGCTGACTTCGGGGGTGATCTCCATCGGGAAATCGCTCAACCCGTTAGGCCACTCCCCGAATTTGTCCCGGAAGGTGTGAAGGCACCACCCGTTACTGACGGGTTTGCCGGTTGAAGCGCGCTGGCGCTGGTAAAATTTAATCTGGCTCCACCAGGCCTGTTTGGTGCTTTTCGTTGCAACGGAAGAGCCTTTAGAAAGCTTTTTAATTTTGCGTGAGGTGTCGGTGTCCACGTCGGAACCGGCCAGCGGTTTAAAGCCGCACTTGGGGCAAACGTAAACGCCTGCCGGCTTCATGAAGTGACATTCTGGACACTCTTTAGGGATTTTTTCGGCTCGCTCTTCCGCTGCCCGTGCTGCCGCCTCCTTCATGCCATCGCTGGAATCCAGCAGAACGTCGTATTCGATAGCATCGGGAAAGCCCAGGCGGTGAACGGTTCCGCTGTGATCGAAGATCAGACAGGTATCCTTGCCCGGCGCAGTGCGAAGCCCGCGACCGATACACTGTATCCACCGTATTTCTGATTTAGTGGGTCGGGCATAGATGATGCAGCGCACATCGCTGTCGAACCCGGCCACCAGCACGCCCACAGACACGAGGATTTTTGTCGCACCAGTTTCGAAGCGGTGGATCATTACCTGGCGCTGGTCATGGGGTGTTTCCGCTGTCATGACTTCAGCGTTCACCCCGGCTTTGTTGAACTGAATGGTGACGAAATTAGCGTGAGCCACGTTTACGCAGAAAGCGATAGTGGGGAGGTCGCGCCCGTTCTCAAGCCAGTTACTCACAATGTCGCCCACCAGATCAGAGCCGCTCATGATTTCTGCCAGTTGGGTTTCGTTGTAGTCCCTGCCAAAATCCGACGCGGACATTTTCACGCCCTTCAAATCCGGCTTTGTGGGCGCATAAAACTCAAACGGACTGAGGTCGCCGCGTTTGATAAGTTCGCTGATGGTGGTGGGCTTAATCAGACGCTGATAGTAGTTGCCCAGGAACGATGAAAAAGGGGTACCGGAAAGCCCGATAACCTTAACGTCCGTTTCGCTGGTAAGGCGTTCAATCTCTTTCAGGATGGTGCGCTTACGGAGATGGGCTTCATCGATAATCAGCAGATTAATATTGTCGGGAAAATCACGGCGGATCAGGGTGTCGGCGCTGGCAATCTGGATCAGGCGCTCCGGATCTGCCTCACCCTTATCTGCTTCGGCCCATACAAGACCAATCTCGTCAGGATTCAGTCCATAGCTTATAAAACGGCTGGCGGTCTGCCGCAGCAAAACAGTGTACGGAGCGACAAAAAGCACCCGCATACCACGGCTGACAAAGCCGTCAGTGATGAAAGCGGCCAGTCCTGTTTTACCGCTGCCGGTGGGTGCATATACCATGAAGGAATTCTGTGCCCTCCACTCACGACGCAGCATATTCAGTGCCCGGTCCTGTGCAAAATTTGGTGTGATTGTCAGCATCTGCCGCCTCTAACTCTGTGCCTGTAAGTGAGCCTGAACTTTTCCAGGAAAAACCCACCTGTCCGCCTTTCATGTTTAGCCGTCTAAATGGCTGTGCTGTTTTTTTTGGAGGAGGTTACTGCTTACTGAGATCTACTTAACCTATGTACCTGTCTCCTGGAAAAGGACGCTATACCTGCCCCTTCTCCCAACTCCCCCCTTACCCCCCTCTTCCCTCTTCCCCACTTTTTGGTGGTTTAGACATCCAGACACCTTTAAGTCTGAACATTCCAAGAGGTGATCATCACTGACCGAATGAAGGGGGCTTTTCTGTGTAACCCTGTAAAGCTCGGTGATACTTTCTGGCGTACTCACGAAGGCGTGTGTTTGCTTCGTGTCTTGCTTTGTTCTCTTTGCGAAAGCTCACTGGCTCGCTGTTCAAAAACTCCTCGTAGACTTCTCCGTAACGAACGATTGCCTTTTGCCTGGCTGATGGGGGTAGCGCTGATAACTGTTCCTGTATCCACTCCGCATCGGCTTTGCTGTATACCTGCGGCATCACCGCGCTGTTAACATGCATGGTTCGAGTGCAACAGTTCAGGCCAAATTTTTTGCCAGTTGTTAGGGCTAAGCGCTTTACGGGTTACTTTTCCACCGCTGTGTATTTCAATCTGAGCGCAAATTTCTGGACCTATCGGTTTACCTGTGCTCATGACCTTCCTCAGGTAATTGAGGGTGGTACCGCAGTTCTTTGCGAAAACCCTTTTTTCTTCAGGCGTTAAAGTCGCCATGTATTGCTTCAAAGTTTCCATAGTTAACCTCTGTACAAACATCAGGATTGATATTACCCGTAGGTATCAAGATAATCAATACCCATAGGTTATTTACCACCGGGTAACAAAGGTTAAAATGAGAGCTATGGATAAATACGAAAAACGTCGTTTACGACTCATCCAATTGAGGGATGATTACTGTGATGGGAACGCCTCAAAACTCGCGAGAAAGATTGAGCGAGAGCCTTCCTACGTTATAAGAATGCTATGGCCTGAGGGCAAAGCAGGTAGAAAACGCATAGCCGACGATATGATCGAAGTTATCGAAAAATCGTTCGGTTTACCCCGGGGGTGGATGGATGGTATCAGTCAAGAAAAATCGAATGTCGAACTAGTTCAACAACCAAATCCAGGGAAGAGATATCCAGTGATCAGTTGGGTAAGCGCAGGAGCTTGGGCAGAAGCTATAGAACCGTACACACTCAACGACGTTGAAGAGTGGTGTGAATCGGATGCCCATGTAGAAGGTGAAGGGTTTTGGCTCCGTATAAAAGGGGACTCCATGACATCACCTGTGGGCATGAGCATTCCAGAAGGTATGATGGTTCTCTTTGATACCGGTCGCGAAGCTATGCATGGAAGTCTCGTACTGGCAAAGCTCATAGATGCCAATGAGGCAACCTTTAAAAAGCTAGTAATCGATGGAGGCGATCATTTTTTAAAGCCGCTCAACCCAGCTTACCCACTAATCCCTATAGACGGGAATTGCAAGATACTCGGTGTGGCCGTAGAGGCCAGAATAAAAATTATTTGATTAAACCCGCTACGGCGGGTTTTTTATTACCTTAAAAATCAAATCGATAAAAAAATTCACCAAAATTATTACCCGTAGGTGTTGACGAATATTATTACCCACGGGTATTCTCATATCACAGGCAAACAACAGGTCTAACGTTATGAGCAATTCAGAACTCCAAAAACCTTTCGATATACATCAGAAATTGAGATCCAATGCTTCACGCTGGGGTTACTTACATGCAGCCGAACCCTGGCAGGGTGATTGTAATTTTCAACTTATTACAGATCTTTCGGGAGAAGAATGTGAGTACGCATTATACCAGCGCGTAGAAGGAGATTATTTCTGTTTGGTGGACTTCTTCAAGAATTACAACGAAGCGTGTGAAGAAGCAAAGAATATTATTAATAGCAACCCTAAATATAAAGCAGCAATTAATTATTAAATTCCCCCGATAATAATTACAGCTTAAATGCTGGGGATAAACTCACCTCAAGGAATTTAAAATGATTAAATTTAATAAAAGAAAAAAATTAGCTTTACACAGACTTCCATTTATCGGCGGTAAGTCTAAATCCGATTTTGGGCTCAGCTTTTGGAACGTGCCATCAAAAGGCGGCTACTCGGGAGGATGCATTACGGGAGCTGCATTGGCATGGATCTGGCTTAAGCATCTAGAAAATGAAGCAAGGGAAGGTGCGGGAAATACCCCATTCACTATTTCACGCATAGTGAGTGAAATAAGTGATCTGAGTGAAAATGATTCGTTAAAAGGGCAGATGATAGGATTCTTTGAAATCATCGAGGTTGTTCATTTTAAATTAATTTCAGATTCCAGAATTCATTTTACGAAAGACGAAAAAAAACTTATCGAACAAGCTAATGCGGGACTGAAAGATATACCGGAGGGAAAGAATAATGAGTTTCATTAAGGATGTGGCTGCATACAAATCAGCGCTTATGTACATGAGCTGTGGTCATGAAGTGATTGCGTATCTTTATTTACGCAAAGCATATGGGAGATAACCATGCCAACACGACAGGATATTCAGGATATAACGACCACAACAGAACATCTTTACGCTTTGTTAGAGGTCATATCCCAACAATATAAATCCATTAACTCTTATCAAATGGAAAACCTCGTAGAGATAGCTTACCTCCTGTCTGCAAAGGTTAATTCATGGGCAGTTAAGGAAGAAAAAATAGTTCTTGAGATTGAGGAGCATCAACGCAATGGAAAACGTAATTGACTTATACCGCCGTCGGATTGCTCACGCTGCATTAAACAGGCTCAAAAATAAAACATCGGGAAATCTCCTGATTGTGAATCTTCCGAATGGCGCAATCGAAACGGTGGAAATAACAGAAAGTGTAATGACTCAGTTACTGAGACGATTCGAGCTAATGGCTCGCAGTGAATTTGGCAATCGGAAGGAAACTGAATCATTTATTAAAGCCACTTACCAGAATGCAATTGGCATCAATAAGAACACTGAGTACCTGACCGAATCAGGGAAATTAATTGTCGATGATTTGTTTAAAGAAGTCACCGACTACGTGAAAGAGAAACATCTAAGCGGAGGTGTCCAGTGAAAGAGTTTACTCAGGAACAATTGCGCGCGGCTGGGCTCCGCTGCGTATGTCCGGTGGATCTGCACGTTGCACCGAATTTTACAGGACGCGTCGTCGTCCACCTGAAAGAGGGGCGGGCCATCTGTGATTGTCGCCTAACCCTGGACGATCACATCACAACCCTTCAGGGTTTTATCGAACTGGCCCGTGAAGCTGGCTGGTGCATCAGCCCGCCTAAAGAGGTTATGCGATGACACTGACAGCTATCCGCGTTCCCGAATGGGTACATGTCCAAGCGATTAACGTTCTGCGCCGTTACCGCCAGCGCCGGGTTGCGCCGTGTCGTATCCATTGCGGCAACCTCAGTCTGAGGGTCAACCGCCGTTGGCGCCTTCTTTCCCGCGACGGCGGCCAGAACTGGCAGGTTTTATCGCACGAGTCATATAACAAATTGAAGGACCGGAAATGAAAAACGATAAAAGCACGAACGTAAAGCAACTGGTTGAGCGTCTGAGGGAAATACAGAAGCAATCCGACATAACGATTCCTGGCTGGATGCTTGATGAAAATCGTTATGGGAAGGGTGAGCTTACTGTTGAAGAACAACGTGAGTGGGCCGAAACCATCGTCCAGTCCATGCGCGGTACGGTCGCCCTGCTCTATCTCATCAGCTGCGAAAAACGCTGGGGGTTACGTGAGGGCGAATACCAGATCAAGACCGGGGAATTTACTTTCGGCTTAACCCGAGAACTTATCGAAAATCTGCTCATTAAGCATGTTGAAAGAACACTGATTGAACACAGACCGCAGGAACAATATCTGGCGGTATTCCAGTTCTATTACGCCGACGATCAGCGCGTGAAAGACGGAGGCCAGTCCTGGTTCAGCAGCTTTCTCGACGATATTTTCGTTGATCTCGCGGTTCGATTACGTACTGGCGAAACGATGCCAGTTAAACCGGTTATGCACTGAGGAAAACGATAATGAGCACAGTAACCATTAACAACAAACAGCTTCCTGCAGTGGAATATCGCGGACAGCGCGTTGTAACTCTGGCGATGATTGATGATGTCCACCAGCGCCCGGACGGAACTGCTGGACGCAATTTCCGAGAAAACAAGTCTCGCCTTATTGAAGGGGAAGACTACTTCGAATTAGGTTCCGACGAAATTCGTCGACACCTCCCTGACGGCATTTTCTCAAAATTTGCAGCATCAGGAATTGTACTTGTCGAATCCGGTTATCTGATGCTGGTGAAATCATTTACCGATGATCTTGCCTGGCAGGTTCAGCGTGAGTTGGTTAACTGCTACTTCCGCACTCGCGCACCGCTGACTGAAATTGAGATGATCGCAGCGATGGCCGCTGATGCTGTTCGCCAGCAGAAACGTCTGAGCCAGGTTGAAGAACAAATCGAAGCAGTCACCGAGACGGTGGATAACATAAAGCGCGGCAACATGCGGGCCGGTTATGTTGGTTACCGCCAGGCAGTAGCCAAAAGTGGATTATCTGACGCCAAGTGCCGAACCCTTGTTAACGCTTATCGCATTCCTACGGATACGCACGAATTTATGACCCCTGACGGTCTGCTGTCACGTCGCGCCATTGTTGAGCTGGAGCCATTCATGAAGGCTTTCCGCCAGATGATGAGCGAAGCCGAGCCACGCGGCACACGCTGGTTTCACCCCAGAATGGGGTTATTCCAGGCGATCGGGTGGGAGAATAAACCATGATTAATCTCGATGTCATACCCATTACAAGCTACTGCAAATCTGTAGGCGAAACGCTGGATGCCGTTAACAAACGGTTACATCGTGGAGTATGGAAAGAAGGCGTTCATGTTTTAAAAGTTGATGGTTCCAAAGAACGATGGATCGACTTAACAGAGGTTGCAAAATGGGCACGCAAAAACAAGGACCCTTATCTCTCCCAAGAGGAATAACTGTCCGCAATCACAAAACAGGCTCCACGCTGGTTATCACTTTCACCTACAAAGGGGTTCTCTGCCGGGAGCCCCTATCCAAAATGGAAGCAAGCGCGCGCGGCGTGAAGTATGCCGAGCGCCTGCTGGGGGAAATACAAAATCAGATCGTCAGTGGCACCTTTGAATATGCAAAATATTTCCCCAACTCCAAAAAGCTGGAACTGTTCGGGGTAGTGAAGAAAACGAAAAATATTAAGTCCTATCTGGACGAGTATCTGAAAATCTGCGTGAACCGCAATCTTTCGCCGTCCACTATAAACGGTTATGAAAAATGCCTTTCGGCGCTGTCAGCCCTGCATAAACTCCATGTGTCAGAACTGACGCCAGCGGTCCTTAAAAACTGGATAGCCAGCCGGAAAACAAAGCTGAAAACGACCAGGAATAACCTTTCGTTTCTGCGCAGCGCCATAGATGAAGCGGTTACGGATGGCTTGCTGACCATTAACCCGGTAACCCTCGTCAGCGCCAGCCGGTACCACGTGATCGACAGCAGCCCGAGCGCCGACGATTACGAGGTTGACCCGTTTACGCCAGCGGAAACCCTCGCTATTTACCAGAGCTGTAGATACCCGGAATGGGAAAACCTGTTCCGCTTCGCCTTCAATACCGGTCTGCGGAGCTCGGAACTGTGCGCGCTGCGCTGGCCTGATCTCGATACTATAGCGAACACAGCTCACGTGCAGGCGGCCAGTGTCGTAGGGGTACTTAAAGGCACCAAGACAAAAGCCGGTACGCGTAAGGTGGAACTGAACAATGAGGCGTTGGCAGCCCTGCAGGCGCAGAAACAATTCACGTTTATGAAAAGCGAATTCATATTTAGCGACCCGAAAACTGGAGAGCCCTGGGCGAACGCCGACGCGATCCGCAAAAAAGCATGGGTTCCGACCCTTAAAAAGGCAGGCGTACGTTACCGTAACCCGTACCAGACCAGACACACATTCGCCACCAAGCATATTAGCCAGGGTGTTAACCTCTTCTGGCTTGCCGGGCAGATGGGCCACAAAGGGCCGGAAATGTTATTCCGCCACTACGGTTCGTACTTGGCTGTTTATGAGGGGCATACATCGCTTCAACATTCAAAGATCGAATAAAGCAAAGAGCATGCTGGTTCGTCGAAATTGCAATTTTATGAAGGTTGTACAAATCCTTTGGATTAAAGCATATTTTGCCTTGCAAACTTGACTCATATGACACTATTTTATAAGTGAACTTAGTGCAAAGAAGGGTGTCCTAAGTGTTGTACAGAAAGCACTCTCTTCCCTTCACTCACTGGGTTATGCTAGAATCCCGCGCCCTTTAAGTCGGGACTACAAGAGCCTTAAAAGGAAGCTTAAGGCCACAGAAGGAGGTCTTTATGTCTGAACTCGTCATGAAGATGTTTGGTTTGAGCGGCTTTGTCAAAGGCGGACAAGCCATGGCTGAGCGCTTGAACAAATCGGGTGTGAAGAACATTAAAGTTGTTGGTCGGGGCGCTGTTATCGTTGACGGTTCAGCGGATCCTGAAAAAATTAATCGCCTCAGAAAAGCTGCACGTAGGTTTATCGAACAGGATGCAGAGGCAGTAGCCGCAGCCAAAGCCACCACTAAGGACAGCGACGATTAACTAATGTTTGCATTACTTATCATACCGCTATTAATTAGCGGTTCTTTGCTAGTAACGTCGCCCCATAACATCAAACTTTTTTTTCGTTTACACCGATACGATGGCCAACTTCTTTATATGAAGGCGGCCACGTACGGTTTCTATGCATGCCTTTCGGCCGTCATCTTTGCATATTCTATCAAGTACCTTTTCCCTGGCTTAACTTTTGTCACTTGGTTATCGCATCTCATTGATGGCAGTTCTGACCCTAAAGAAAATCGCATAACCTCATGGCTCATTCTGCTATCAGTGACCACAGTGGGGCTTGCATGGCTTTGGTTGCAATACTGCCGGCTTCGAATTTATCTTGCCGCATGGCTAATCACTCACGAACCAAAAGATGAAGAGAGCATCAGCTTTTCAAAGCAAGTAATTAGGCTGAATGAGTTAGGCAAAATACTCTCTGATGGTTCACTTGGGCAGTTGTTTTTCGATTCAGCGACCGAAGATAGGCCTGTATTAGTAAGCCTAAAATGTCGAAAGGTCTATGTTGGTACCGTTAACATGATAAGCGAGCCCAACGAAAAACAAGGACCAAACCTCGAAATTTCGATTAGTCCCATCATGTCCGGGTACAGGGATAAAGATACACTCAGGGTGCTGTTCTCAAACGACTATAATGACCTTGAAGAGGTTGACACCAGTATCATTTTTCCGCTCAGCGAAGTATCACATGCATCCTGGTTCAATATGGACATACATGAGAAGGTCGATAACAATCGTGAGACGAAGCCGGTAAGCAATAGGAAGGCAAAGAGGAAGTACGGCAGAAACCGAAAGTAA